AACCCGTTTGAGTGTGGTTGCCATCTAGACACCTTCGCCTGTTATTACAAATAATTCGTCTATTCCAAACGGTGCTTTCGAACCTTGGTAGGACAATCTCAGCTGCCTGCGACGCGAACTGCCTAGCGCCCTCGCAACAGCGCGACGCGTGCCGGGTTCAGGCCATGTGATGATGCGAAGACCTTTCCAAGTGGCAAGGCGGTCTTCCGACCAGTCCAGAGTAAACTCTCCCGCATCTGGTCCCATGTAGCTGGTAACGTCGATCTGGTTGATGACGTTGCGCCCCTCCTGCATGCCAATCCACATGGTAGTGATGATCCGCTGTATCTGCCCGGCGGGCTCGCTGGCAGTAGACAAGTTGACTGTACAGACTTCGCCGGTATCGAGACCAACGTAACTGATGCCGCCGTCATGCTCCACGGCGCACCGGCTGGCGTGATCCAGTCGGCCCGGTGTCTGCCGGTAAACCCAAGTCACTGTTGCCAAGGCCAGTTCGACCGACCACTCGCCTTCCGAAGTCAGTACGTAAAATTCGTCGCCGCCTTGCGCGTACATGTAGGCCGTCAAATTAGTAAGGTCCGCCTGTTGCAACAGCAAATCAACCCAGCCCGGCGATACCGGACCGCCGCTTTGTCCGCCTCCGAGCCATACCCGGCAATCGGTTCCCACCCATACCGCTTTGCCATGCATGCTAGCCAGCGTGCGGCGCGCCGCCAGTCCGACTTCAAGCAACGAGTTGGTAAAAGCTGCAAACTTGAAATCAATCTGCCCTCCGGGGTCGTACCACATTTCGACAGATCGGGTGCCAAATGGCCAGAACATGCGCGCGAGCGTTATCACATCCAGTACGCTATCCGCTCTGGCTTCGGCCGTAGCAAACGCATTAGCATCAACCGTAGCCGGTGCTAACGCTGCGGACGAATACATTTTGTCGGATTGGTTGGCGTAAAGATTGGATGCGGCGGCCCATACTGTAAAATTGTCCAGAACACAAACTGAAGAAGGATCAAAATTGATAGTGCTGGCAAGATCAGCATTGATGACGCCGCCGCTGATTGTCGCCGTGTAACCGGTGCCGCCGCGATTATTGGTTTGGGGACTGTTGGAAGCAATCGCCAGACAGGTGCGGTCTTCCGCCATCCGGATGACTGGAGGACTGCTTACGGCTACGGTTCCTTGATAAACCGGAGCGCTGGTTTCAACGCCGCTGTAGATGCTGCCATCAGCATGACCGGACCAGATCGTATTGACGGCATGGCACAACACGATGCACGGAGCTGTCGTCGGTTGACTGATTTTAGTCAGACCGGGAGAACCGATCAGACGAACTTTCGCCAATTTTTGTTCTTCCGGTTTACGCACGATAATACGGCAGTTCACCAGCTTTGCCGCGCCCTGATCTTGATGAAGCGGGTCTGCGAAGGAACCAAAAATGTCGAGTTGCGGCATTTCATGCTCTTACAAATCTTGACAATTTACGTCCTGTGTCATAAGAACATAAACATCACAGGAGTTACTTTAGCATGGCGCGAGACAAAGAAAAATATAACGAGTACATGCGAACATGGGCTGCTAAAAACAAAGAACGTATCAGTGCCGCACGAAAAGCTAGGTATGCTGCTAATCCTGAGAAAAAACGAGAATGGCAAAAGCGATGGTATGACAAAAATCGAGAAGAAATCAGAGCACGTTCTAAATTACGCTATCGTACTGAAACAGGGAACTTAGTACGCGCACAAGTTAAGCAATGGCGAGAAGATAATCCTGAAAAAGTAAAAGCAACTAACAAACGTTACTACCGCAATAAGCGATTAGAAGCAGTTCTGTGGTTAGCACGTCGCAGAGCAGAAAAAAGTAAACTTCCTTTTACGATAACAAAAAGCGATATCACCGTTCCAAAATGCTGTCCGTATCTTCAAGTACCTTTTTCTGTAGAAGGTGATTACGTTCCAACTTTAGATCGCATCAAACCAGAATTAGGATACGTACCGGGAAATGTTATTGTTGTAACAAAGCGTGCAAATCGTATTAAAAATAATGCGACGTGGGAAGAATTACTAAAGATAGGAAAAAATTTAAGACGACTAGCTACTCAACCATAAGGTCAACTGCGCACAAAGCGCAACCATTGTTGACCTTTTGCCCAATCGCGCCAGCGACGATCTATTGCTTCGCTATCAGAAAGTATCGCGGCAACTGCTTGCGAACTGCGTCCATAAGTGCCGTGAATGCGTCTGCCCAGCATCAGCGTCACATCGTGAATGCCTTCCGGCGGCAGCGCTACCGTATCACTGCCGTCTTCTGCGGTAAGCGCGGCGATGCGTCCGCCATATTCGATCAAGCAGGCAGTAGCATTACGCGGCGGCTGCCATGCAGTAATGCGAACAGAACCGTCGATCTGGCGCTCCTGATGCCACTTGGTGATAATGCCGGGATAGGTGGTACGCACGACGTCGGCGATCGGCGCCTGCCGCGTTTCGCGGTTTACGTTAGGGCTGATATCGTTGCACCAGATCGATCGCACAGCCACTGCGTCAACTTGGACGGTATATTCTTTTTTCGCGGTACCGATCACGAACGAATATATTGAACCAACGTTACCGGTAGGGACCGTTGCAACTACGCGGTTCATCAGATATTGCGCGGCGCCGTCCACATGCTCGCTGCGAAGCATGTCATTCAACACGACGACATTATTGGCGATATCGACCGCTGACGGCTGTTCTGTCTGGTCCAGAATGCCGTACAGATGCATCGCATTCGCGATAATGTCGGCAGCCGTCGTCATCTGTGCTGGTTCTCTACATGGGAGCGGCGAATATCAGATCGCCGTGGCTTGTCTACTTCGTGACCGCTTCGATAAGCAGCGTGGCGCAGATGGTGAGACAAACTATGCCAAAGGTCTCCACTGCCAAATCCTCGCAGACGTTTCCGCAATGTGCGAAAGTCATTGTAGGCATGACAAGCGTGACGATGAATAGCGTCATGATTTGTCCATGTCATCCGACACCTTTAGTGACCGTCCACGGAGGGGTCCAAGCATCCTGTTTTATTTCTTCAAGTTGGTCATTTGCATCCGGCGGTTCGACGGTGCGTATCGAATTGGACGGAACGAAGGTGCCGTCGTACTTCTGTTCATTGATGTACTGCAACGTAGCGCGGTCTTGGTTCTGATTGAGCGTAGCACGATAAGTCGTAAAGCTGGCACTGCCGCGATCGTTGGTTGGCGGGATCATAAGCGCTTGCAGCCGCGCAGCGTCGTGATGAGCTTCTTTGATCCCGAGAGCTACCGAGAAGATATCATCCAGCCCCCAGCGGGCCGGTAGCGGCTCTGGCGGGGGTTCTATCGAACGGTCTGGCGTGACTTGGAAATCGTAGACCAGTGGCCACGGATCGAGGCATGGCCTGACCGGTCTGCCGCTGGACTTGGTGCAAACCAGCAGTCCGGTCAGCCGTTCGCGCGCAAGCGTGGAGTATTTGACGCGCGCTCCGCAGCGGCTGCACGCGCCCCAAGTTTCGAAGCGCCCGAACTTGGGTTTGTCATTGTGCAATCAGGTTGCTCCGGGCGACATGTAGGTGGAGCGCCAATCGATGATCGATGCCGAGCAGCGGAACCAGATCGCGATCAGCGAAGCCTGATTGGACCAGTTGCTGTCTTCGCGCGTCTCCAGACCGGAGCGCTCCCAGAACGTAAAGCCTTCGCCGTTGTCCATATTTTGGATCGATGTCTGGATGAAGTAATCGTCTTTCGAAACCAGATACGGGGTTTCGATCACTTCCGGCAAGGCGCCGGTCGCGCGCAGCACGTTGATGTTGTTGGTCTGCGCATTCCATTGCAACGGTGAGCCAAGGATGCGGCGAGTTTCCGGTCCGCTTTCCGGAGAAAGAATAACGCACTTCGGAAGCACGTTGATGATGAAGCCGCGACCGTTGCGGGTGTAGCCGATCTGGATCACGGCGTTTTCGAAGGCGAGTTCCGACACGTTGGCAGAAACCAAGAGATTTGATTGCAGTCCCGAAGCGGTGGGGTGGCTAGCAGA